ATGGGCAAACATGCATATTTAATACAAGCATACAACAACTTTGAATTTGTCGAAAAATTATTGGCAGCTATTGACGACAGTAGAAATGATATTTTTTTGCATATAGACAAGAAGGCTAGTAATGTTGACAGAAACAAATTAGCTAAAAATATTCATTTATCTAATCTCACATTTGTCGACAACGTTGAAGTGTTTTGGGGACGCTACTCACAAATCACCAGCGAACTGAATTTATTAGAAGCAGCCATAAAGAACAATCATTATGATTATTATCACTTATTATCTGGTGCAGATCTTCCGATAAAAAGTCAAGACTATATACACGAATTTTTCAAAAAAAACAATGGAAAAGAATTTATTAATTTTCAAGCTAAAAACATTCTTCCTGATAAACTCGAGAGAGTAAAATATTATTATTTATTTCAAAAATCTGATTTGAGATATAATAAAACTTTATATATTGCTCAAAAGTTAATAGTTAAGCTTCAAAAACTAGTTGGAATAAATAGGATCAGAAAGTCCTCAGTCAAATTCCAGATGGGTTCTAACTGGTTTAGTATAACTGATGACTTAGCTCGGTATGTCATCAGCAAGAAACCGTGGATTCAAAAGACTTTTAATTTCACCGCCAATGGAGATGAATTATTCCTTCAAACTATTGTTGAAAACTCAAATTTCAAAAAACGACTTTATTTTAATAAATATGACGATAAGGAAAGATATGAAGATGGGCCATCACGCGAAGCAAATCAAAGGCTAATCATTTGGGATTGGACAACACACAAACCCACTAACCTAACTATGAAAAATCACTCCCAAATTATGGATTCGGACTTGTTATTCGCCAGAAAATTTGTTCCAGACTTAGACACACAAATAATTGAAGAAGTTCTAAAATCAATCAACCACAAATAGAATTAGCACTTGACCAAAAATCACAAAAAATCCCGTGCCAGCCAATCAGGCCAGTACGGGATTTTATTATGCTATCAACGTTTCTAATAGATGTTTACATTTTTTAGATAAAAAGGTAAATGGTTAACATTGCATCTGTTTGCTTCGCTTTTCCGGTTTTACATCTTTTGACTGATTTTATAAACTGTTATTTGATAAGTAGCTTATCCCCAGGATAAATCGTTGAATAGATACTCTTACCGTTTTGTGCTGCCAATGTAGTCATGCTCAGGCCGTTTCGTTGGGCAATCGACCACCAACTATCTCCCGAAACGACCTCATAATACGTGTGAGAAGCACTAGTTTCGACGTATTCCAGCGTATTGCTTGCCGGACCAGTTGCTAGATAACCATAGCCGTTCGAACGTGGTTGGCGCACCCAACGATATCCTCCTTGAATGATAGCCTGATCAGTCTTAACAGTTGAACCTGCTGGTAACGCTGCAATCACGCTAGCATCTGTTGATGGTGCAGTTCGAAGTTTAACAGTTGTTTTAAGCATGTAAGATTTATTTTCTTTCACCCATTTAGCACCACTTGGTTCGCTTGGATTCGTTGTTGGGTTATCCGTTTCAGGCACCTTGGTTGCCTTAGCATACTTATCCCAAGCAGCCTTGTCACCATAAAATACATCCAAGTCAAGGTCACTGCTATAACCAGATAATCGCCCAACACTGGCATATTGGAAGATAACCATCGACTTCCAGTGCTTCAAAGAACCATATAAGTCACGTGGCGCATAACCGTTGACTACTTTATCAAGATTGTATTGAGCGAGCCATAACCCATAGTTAGCTCTGACCACTGAGGACCAATCTAACGAGTTTTCACAGCCAATCCCGGTGTATAACAGTGGCCGCACCCCAGTTTTACCATATACATAGTCCAGCCACTGCTTAGCTAAGCCGACGCCTGCTTGGTTCTGAATTGTCGAACCAGTTGTATTTTCAAAATCCAATGCAAGGATAGCTTTACCAATGTATGGCTTAACCTTAGCTAGGAAATAATCAGCCTGCTCTTTAATATCCGAATCGTTCCGGATAAAATGATATACACCTAACTTCTTGCCTGCCACTAGCGTTTGTTTAACATGACCACTAAAAGTCGGGTTATCATAATTAATACCCTCGGTTGCTTTGATAATTGCAAAATCACCGGGCACCTCAGCAATATCCAAACCTGATTGGTAACTTGCGGCATCCAATCCATTTAAGCTCATTATTTTGCACCCCCATTAAACATTGCGGCAATTGCTTTAACTAGCTCATTGCCACCAACACTGACAGCACCAGCAATCACACCATCAACTAAACCAGCTACCCATTTGATATCGCCATTGGCAATGCCAATAAAAATACCAATCACTGCACCAACACCAAGGGCAATGATTGGTAAATATTTGTTGCTGAATTGAGTTTGCTTAATCGCCCAAACAACCAAATACGTTACTACGGCAATTGCTGCAATCGTGGTACCGTTAATAAATTGGATTAATTCCATCATTATTTATCACGCTTTCTATAGTAGTCAATTATTTCCTGCTTATTATTATTTTCCCTTTTTAAAGCCTCATTTTCCTTTTTCAACTTGTCTCTAGAATCGCTGCTGGCGGCCTTATTGCTGTTCCACATCGTTAAGACCGCAACGAATATTGAACCCGCTGTGGTAATCAAGGCTACGATAACAGCATCGCTCACCCCTAATCATCCCCAATTACAATTTCAAAAATGGTCGATCCTAAAACAAACATGGCATACATACTTTCAAAACTAACATAGCGCTGTGTCCCAAAATCATGAACGCCAAAAGCAATCATAAAAAATAACCAGACAAAAGTGAGCAGTCCGGTCATTAGTGGCTTGTAATAATGTGAATGTACATTCCACAGCGAATAAACTAGTGCTAGCGTTCCAACTACTGCCAACATAAAAATCGTGGGTGGATCATCTAACACATCGAGCAATGTGGGCTGTGGTGGTTCAAATGCAAATGTGTTGTGCTTAATAATAAAGTAAATTCCTAATCCATATGTTTCCATTGCCTTCCAGAACCAAAATTTATTTTTTACTAAATGTTCATACATTGTCATGCTCCTTTACCATTTCACCCAATCAATCACAGCAGAATATATATCTGACTTTGTAGCACTTGTACTTGTTGCAATGTAAACATCACCACCAGTAGTCACCCAAATGCTTGCGAACTTGTCATGATTACTCATAGCATTGTATGCAGGAATTACAAACTGCACTTGATGCGTTGGAGCCGAATCAGCAGGTACGCTTGCAATTATCGTGTAAGCATTAACTGGTACATTAGTAGCTTTGTCAATCCTTAACTCGATTTTTTTTGGAAAGCTTCCTTGCGATTCTTTGTAGTAAGAAATATTAGTAGCGGTTATGCCGTTTTTAGGACTAAGATCAGTATTTACAAAAGTTGACCCGGTCTTAACTAGCCAGTTACCGCTTCCTCCAGTACCGCTTGTGTGTATGGTTTTTACCCATTGATCCCCAGTTGACGATTTTGTTACAGATATTATTTTTCTTCCACTATTGCTTACTTCTACGTTGATTTGAACAATCGAGCTGTCTGTACTAGCTAGCGGTCCGTTTGTAAATGAATAGCCCTCATATTTACCTGATGGCAAACTTAGAATGTCGCTACCTGTTGTCAGCGTTTGAAAATCAGCCTTATTTGCATTTACAGGAACATCGGTTTGTACTTTGTATCCATCCGGTAGCCCGGCAACAATCAAATAAAAAAGCCCTTCAACTGCTGCCCCAATTAGTAGTGTATTCTCTAAAGTGTAAGCTCCTTCAGCCTCTAGTAAATAATTACTTGTCTCTGATATAGTTCCGGGATATTGGCTATTAATGAATTCAGCTATGCTTTGCTTGTTAAATTCAACTTGTTTTGATATTTTTCCACTGGGTTTGTAAGATTGCAATCCTAGTGTCGTTCCATAAGCCCCGAGTGTCAAATACGCATTGCCATTAGCCATTGTCATCCCCTGTGACTTTGCAAATAGAGCCCCAGTTGTTTCTGTGTAAATATCTTGCTGTAGCGTTGGAGAGCCAGATTTGATAGATTCCCAGTCATAAACTGAGTATTTGGTGATATTAGTTTCAAATGCGTCAGTTGTGACGAAGTTATTGCCTTCAACGCCCCATTTGAATTTTCCATTAATTATAATGTTACTGCCGATTGTTCCAGCATCATAGTTAAAGATGGCGTAACCATTGCCATTTACAATTGAAACGATAAAGCATAGGTCGCCGTCTGTATTATAGAAATAAGGAATCCCCTCCGAAAATGAGTTTGCCTCATTGGTAAATGATTTCATACTTTTTAAGTCACCGGTTGACAAATCGTGAATCTCAATTCGTGTTTCGGTTCCACCAGTAATTTCGGTCGATAGGTATAATTCATTCTTATCTTTGTTGACAGAGAAACCCTGTGGATACCAGCCAGACGACAGGTCTTGCCAACCACAGCGTAATGGAATTTTAAGGCTGGTGATATATGCGTCACTCGAATTGTCCTTCACATCTTCAATGTATGTCTCATTGCTTGATATTCTGGTTTCAAAATTGGCATTAAATTCGTCAATCTCATTTCTACTATAAAAAGCACCTGTTTGGTATGCATCGTAAATCGCATCAATCTTTTCTTGTAAATCTCGTAAAGTCCCATCGATAATGGTAATGTAGTCGTCTGCTTTATCTTGACTAATATCAATAGCTTCTTTTACGATAAAAATGAGGTCGTATGTCGTTTGCTGACCATCTTTATCATTCAATGAGAAATAAGCATCTTTTATCTTCCCCGCTTCAGACCATAACGCGTTGGGGATTTCATAAGTGAACTTGCCATTAACGGCATCCGTAATGATGACGCCTGCATTATCTGCAATAATTGCAGTCCCTTTTGCAGTCTTTGCCATTAAATTAATAGTTTGCTCAGTTAAATCAACAGCACCCCCGCGATCCGTAACTGTGACGTACAAAGTAACAGCACCATTCTTATCGCCTTGGCGTCCTACAATTGGTTCAGGAATTAGAGAGCTAAAACTATCCAAATTTATTTCATAACTTCTAATGCTCATTTAGATTCTCTCCCTTGTAATGGTCAGCTTCATATTTGAGTGTCCCACCATTTTCTTCAATATTTTGAACGTCTTGATAAGACATTGTGGACTTAACTAATCGATTATTTTCATATCCTCGACGTTTTGCTTTAATTTCCCAGGCAAATTTAGCATTTGGTATATCACTTTGGACAACAAAAAAGGCCTCATCTCGTGATGAAACCCATACATGAGCTGAACTATATGATTGTAAAAATACTTGGTACGGAACTGAAGTATTGACAGTGTCGCTAAACAGTTCTTCAATTGGCACTTTCGCTCGGCAGTTATCATCTGTGTTTGACTCTCCCATGTCACCGAAATAGCTTTCCGCCATTTCATAAGCAGGAGTCATACGAATACCATCGCGTGTGACGTTTGCGGCGTTCTTAGTACCATTATAAACTGTGAAATCACCTAAAACATCCACATGATCGCCATAGACGTTAAGCTGGTTTCCTTTACCGCCATTACCACTTATCGTAACTTGATTAGGATTTTGAATCCAGAAAGTGCTATCACTTTGGCTGATGATATTACCGTCAGTGTAATAATCTTTTGCAGAGTATAAATTGCTTTTAGTGGCAATATTACTTAACGCATATCCGTACAAATTGTACTCAGGGTCATCTATTGTTGATGTTGTCGGTATTTGAAAAACGGCTTTAGATAGTGTGCCAGTATCGTCAGACTGGTTAATACTGAAGATATATCCGGGATGGTTCCAAATAGCGAACCCATTAACTTTTTTGGTTGCTGAGTCATTAGTAGCGTATAATCCACCTAATAAATTGCCATCATAGTAATACTCCATCATGCCTTTTTGCAAAGTGATTCTAAAATTGGTGTCATCGTCAACCGTATTGTAAGTAATACCGTTAATAATTCCACCAACTATATTACTAGCATTAAGGTTTTTGATATTAATATTCTGGCCATCAATGCTTTCGGCGGTAATCGCTGTTTTGAACGTTTGACCGCCATCTGTTGATACTCCGAGACCTGCAGAGTTAAGAATGACCATCTTGTTGTGGTCGCTCTTATCAATAGCAATGATTCCTTGATCTGTGAACTTTAATTCAGTACGAGCTGCCAGAATACTATCTGTCGCAATCTGCATTTGACTACTAAACCATGCGTTGGGAAGAACTGCGTCACCATTTATGATGTCGTTCATAATGTTATTGATATTGGACGAACCGGCCGATTCTTTTTGTGCCATAGTCAAATCACCACAGGTAACTTCAACGGTGATTCGACTACCGTTGATATCGTATGAACTATTAACCTTAGTTATTCTAACTTGATCTTCAAACCCCAGTGACTCATCAACAATTGTTATGGTGTCGCCAGGAGTTGCCATTGCATACGGGTAACCAGCGGTTTGTAAATCTAACAGCGAGACGGTAATTGATAAACTCCAACTATTGTCAACTCTTGCTTTGACAGCATCAAGTAAATTTTCAGCAATCGTATAACGTTCATCATCTACCGGGTCCGCTTCTATTTTTCCAAACTTTGCTTTGTACATATCATATAGCGGGCTATAATACTCAACATTCAGTCGCGGTGTAGTTTGGTCATCTGGATCACTGTGGGCACCAAATCCGACGCCATAAGTAGCAAATGAACTATTATCTGTCTCAATCTCAGCCTTTTCCAAATTAAAACCTTGTCGTACTACGGTGGCTAAATCGGAGCCAATTTTATCTTTAATATACACGGTCTTTTCATTTACATAGAACTCAGCAGAAATTTGCTTGATGATATCATTGAATAAATCAAGCCTATTTTTCAAGCCCCAATTCTCTTTGGTAAACGCGGCTGTATTCGTCTCGTTAACATAAGAATAACCAGTACCATTAAAGATTGCTCGGAGATACTCGTTCAAAGGGTGTGATTCGTTCCATTCTTCATGAAAAGCCGTTTTATTCAAGGTATAGAAGAACATTTGGACAGCTGAGAACGTGACTGTGTTGTCACTATCGTTATGTTTAAATGTAATAACCGCATATTCCTCGTTCTTAAAAAGCATTGTCCACCCTTTTGCCAAGCCTTGCTTAACACTAGTGCCAAAGTAGATTGTACCCGTCAATGATTTTTCACCATTGATGCCTTCGGTTACTTTAATTTCCGTATCAGCAACATATTCTTTGTTGCTAATGTCTCTAAAGATTGTCATTTATTAACCACCTCCTACGCATACAAGTTTTGAAAGTTTAATATCCTGATTTCACCTGCGAGTGAACTAGAAATTTTGTTTGTAACACCTGGTAAAAGTTTAAAGTAAGCCTTGTTTGTATTTTTGACAATGCTAATCGAATTTCTAGTATATTCATACCCAGAAAGAGCAATAACATCACCACTAAACAGCGACCCAGTATACTTAAATTCCGTGCCGTTTAGCGTAAGCAATAGACCGCTACCCGATTGCTTGGCAGTAAATTCAATAATGAATCCTTGCTCCAGCTGACTGCAAGGCACCGTGCCGGCATACGGAATAACTAAGTTATCAGTATTGTAATACGTATCAAGGTACCATTTGTTATAGCCGGGATCTGATGGTGCTGGACTATAAGGTGTGACTGTGGTACCTTTTTCTAGCTTTGGAGCGGCAAAGTATATAAATACTCCGTCCGGTAAACTGCTTGAAAGTTCAAATCTCATGCTTTGTTTATATAGATTATTTGGGTCAGGCACGTTTGTATTAAACGTAAATTTCTCGATAACCCGCTGCCAACCATTGCCGGACAGCGTGTTAAGCCTAGTCCATTTGCCATTTGTAGAAGTGGCTAATGACTCCCACGCTATAGCATAAGAGTCAGAAAGAGTTGAGGGGTCTACTCCTACCACCTTAACGTATATACTATAAGTGTACGTATCGGTTGTATTTATTAACTGAGCAACCGAACTAAATGCGTATCTGGCATTATTCCAAGCAACGGATAACTTATTAGCTCTTGAACCTAAATACGTCCCAATATCAGAAGCCCAACCAGAGTTCTTAGTATACCAATCATTACTAGATTGATTAGCCGAATCACGCAATAAATTTTCGCCCAAATATGGAACCTCTGCCGTAATATTTAAATCCCGTGGCACACTTTCACCGTAAGGCAGTTTCATCGTTATAAATGTCATCGTTAACTTGTATAACACGGCGCCGCCAATATTCCCCTGCAGTTCAGGTTCAATTGACTTCGCATACACAAAGAACCGCTTGTGGCTTGGCCGTGTAGTTAGCTGTTCATATAAGTTACCCTCGTTTTCTCCTGGCCGTTCAAAGTCAGGGGTTAATTCTCCCCGCATTTCAGTAATGTAAAACCCATCAGTATCTGACAGCAACGCATAAAGTCTTTCTCGCAACATCGTCTCTTCGTCTAGGTCATCAGCACGATAGAAGCCTTCAACCTCTATTTCTTTGCTAGTGTGCCATCCGCCAAAATCAACGTTGCCGTTTCGCCCTTGAATCTGAGTACTGTTTCGAGTAATTGCCGGTGCACCTTCTTCAAACTTAGTCACTAACACTTTTAACTGGCTCAAATACGTACGGCTATCGCCCTTTTCAATTAATAAATCCATATTTATACCTCGCTAATTAATAAAGAACTTGTTGTGTACGCGTGCATCTGCATCACCTTGACTAACAATCGTTCGAATCTTGTCACCGATAATCTCATTATGAACAACATATGTTGGCTGTACCCAGTTATCGGTATCGATATTTTGGTCCATATCACCTGATGAATAACTAGCAGCTTGCATTGCCAAATCACCCGTTTTTATATCGCTGGCAACTGAATTAATACTATCAGTAAAATCTTTTGTATTAACACCATTCAATCCTGATACTGCACTATTAGCAAGGTTAGCTGACATTTTAGAAACATCAACTGCTGTTGACTCCATCCCGTTTACGAAACCTGCACCAAAATATCCACCGAATGCATAAGTTACTCGCGATGGTGAATGAATTTTCAACGCACTTTGAATTTTGCTTGCCGCAGCACTAGCTAAACGACCAGCTGCTGACATAACAGCACCAACCATGCTGCCAATACCATTTACCAACCCTGATCCAAGGAAGCTACCAGCTGAACTAAAAGCCCCTTGTTGACCACGAGCACCACTGGCGCCACTACTACCGAGACTAGAACCAGCTGACCTAGCACTACCAGTACGACTACTAATACCGCTGGCCGCTGCTCCACCGTTTTTAGAACCGGCAGAAGTAAAGTAGCCTGCTGTTGAGCTAATCCCTGAAGCACCTGAACGCCCGACTGATGATCCTGATGATTGTGCACTACCTGTTTTACTGCTTAATCCACTAGCAGCCGCACTACCATCTTTTACACCAGCAGATGTGAAATACCCGGAAGCAGAGCTAACACCTGAAGCGCCGGCTCTACCAACTGCAGCACCAGCTGATTGATGCTTACCCGTACTGTTAGCAATTGCTTGCGCCGATTGAATAGCAGCGTTGCCACCGGCTGCTTTAAACGCCGCTTGCCCGGCGGAAGATGCAGCTGCACCTGAAGATTGTATGACGTCAGTAGCTGCTCCAATAGCATCATACTTTTGCCCTGTGAAACCAGCTGCCAAAGCTTTTAGCAATATGCCACCAATCGCAGTCATTTGACCGGCATAAGTAGCCAAAACCGCAATCACAGCGGCTAGCGTTGCTCCAGCAATTTGAATTAGTATAGGCATTTCAGTAACGAATGCCTGTGCTAGTTGACCAACCAGCGCAATCCCCGCAGCAAGTAATGCTGGTGCTTGACTACCAATTGCACCAATCAATGCAACCACAAATCCTACACCTGCTGAAACCAATGATGGGATAGCCGACGTTAATGAGTTTATCAAACTAACAATCATAGCTGTGAATGAAGCAATAACTCCGGGTGCATTTGTTGAAATGGAAGTCATTAATGCAATTAGCATATTAGAAAATGACGTAATAATAGCGGGTGCATTTTGAGTTACAGCGTTCATAACGGAAACAAGCATTGTCGTAAATGCTAACGCAATGGCTGGTGCGTGCGTTGATACTGCTGTCATTAAACTAACCATCATGTTTGAGAACGCAGCTGCAATCGACGGGGCTTGTCCCGCAATCGTGTTCATTAAGTTCGTCATCATGCCCAAAATTGCACCAACAATTTGAGGAACAGCTGCTATTGTGGTAGTAATGAATCCAGTCATCATGGCTGCAAACCCAACGCCTAACGCTGCTAACACTGGCACAATGCTGTTAACGTTACTTGAAAGTGTCGATATAGCTTGGGCAACTTCTTTAACGCCTAATCCGAATGCAGCGACTCCAGCGCCAACAGCTAATACCGCCGCACCAAACACCCCAATACCAACCGCGTTAGCTGTTAACAGTGGCCCGAGCAATGCAAATGACCCAGCCACCGCAACAATTCCAAAAGCCAACGCGGCCATAACTTCTTGTGCGCCACTACCAGCTTTTGCTAGACTGATTGCGGATTGTACTAGAATGGCAATACCAGTTGAAGCAGCTAAAACACCTGCACCAATTAATGCAATCGCAGCGCCCATTGATAAAAAGTTTGCTGCTGAAGATGCCGCTGCGTTCGCACTAGTTCTAGTTGCGTTCCCTAATGGTGTAACAGCTTCGGCAGCCGTTTTGCTTGCACTCCCGATTCCAAGCAGCTTCCCAGGGATTCCAATAATGCTTTTACCCATATTGAATAATCCTTTTGCTGCACCACTTGCAACACCTACTATTTTGCCTGCACTAGTAATAAAAGCCCCAGTTGCTGTAACAGCTGGTCCAATAACTGGTGACAATCCAATAAAACTCCTAGCCACTTGAGCAATACTGCTATTACTGTCAGTTGCCCATGTGATAGTCTGATTAATCATATCAACCATCGCACTGTTTATGCCGCCTTTAGCAGCAAGTGACTTATTTCTAAGCGATTCCCAGTTACCGCCAATTTGTTCGATCTTCGAACCAATGTTTTGTTGCATTTCATTAGCTTGATCCTGTAAGAATTTAGTAGCAGTAGCTGTCGAACTGCTAGCACCGTCTTGTGCTTTTGCATAAGCTGACCATGATGTTGCCGTGTTACCTGATTCATCTTTTACTGAGCTTAGCAGTGGCAACATTGCTTGCATGCCGGCAGTGTTAAACATAGTTTTGAGCGCTGCGGTTTTTTGTGCAGCGCTCATACCATCAGTTGCAGCAGCTACTTCTTTAAGAATAGTGGGAAATGATTTCATGTTACCTTGTGCATCGGTAAATGATAATCCTAATTTTTTCATTTCCCCTGCAGCCTTATCAGAAGGAGCTTCCATCTGAATAATGGCATGTGCCAAATCTTGTGAAGCACGTTGAGCTGTAAAACCTTTGTTAGTTAGAAGCCCTACAGCTTCGGTCATGCTCCCCATACTGAACCCGGCTTGACTTGCGATACCGCCAATATTACTAATAGCGCCTGACATGTCTTCAATGCTTGCGTTAGACAGGTTAGCTGTTTGAGTAAGAATTGCTGCAGCCTGTGCTGGTGACTTTAGGCTTTTCCCCCACACGTTCATAGCTTGCTGAACTGTTCCAGCAGTCGTCTGCAAGTCAGCTCCCGTCGCTGTGGCTGCTTCTGCAATTGCTGGGAACTCTTTGGTAATCGTTTTAATAGACGCGCCATCTTGCGCCATTGAAACCATGGCGTCAGCTGCATCTTGAGCGCTAAGTGGTAATTCAGCACCCATCTTGTTAGCCATGTCTGCTAACTCACCAATATCCTTTGAGGTACCACCAGCAATGATTGCAGCCTTGTTAAGAGATTGTTGGAATGTACCGTATGATTTTAACGCGCTAACACCCATAGCGGTAGTTGCAGCACCGGCGGCAGTAGTTACCTTACCAATAGTGGACATGCCTTGGGATACTCTGCCACTTAGCCCTGAAATACCACTCTGCATGCTGCGAGTAGAACTATTCATCTGGCTCATTGCTGCGACATAACCACTAATATTGGCGGTAAAAGTGGCGGTTACTTGTGCCATAATCTAACCTCCTTATGGTTTGTTTCCAAACAGTCTGTTAACTTTTGCAATCAACTCAGCGGTTGGCTTTCTTCGTTTAGAATTGCTAGAGCGGTTTATAATTTCTTTTTCTGTCTTGTCTAACTGCCGCTGCATCTTATTTAATGCACGTTGTGGCTTCTGTGCATTAGTTAAACCTGCAGTATAAACAGATTGATTCAATTGTGCTCGTCGTTTATCAAGCTCTCGTAACTGTAAGCCATCCATCAATGCCCTGGCTTCCCACTTATACAAAGAAAAGGGATAACCGACATCGGTTATCCCCATTCTTGCGAAATCAATTATGAGAGACTCTTGCGCATTGCGTCCAACGTATCTTTCTGAACTTGCTGCTTCATCTTTTCCTCTTCCGTTTCCGCCTTTTTCCCGGTTTGATACTTGTCTACCAAGTTGATCCAGTGTGTGGCGGCGCGACGGAAAAAACCTGACTTCTGCAACTCATCTTGTAAGTCAGCACGTAATTGTTCAAACTGACCATCTTCTTCATACTTATCCATCAGATCTGCGACTTTATCTTCTGAAATGCCGGACAATAATACTTGAACTGCATTGGGAACAGCCATTTCGTTGTCAGTCACAAATTGTAACCAAAGTTGGCTAGCCCCATCGTCAGCATTGGGGGCTGTTGATAGAATCTTGTTTGCACGGAAAAATGCCTTAAAATTGAATTTAACTTCTTTATCATTAATTTTCATTGTGGAGTACCCCTTTTTCTGTTTTATTCACCAGTTACTTCAACATTGACGGTCTTTGTAAAGCTCCCTGATTTAATCGTGACAGTCGTTGATCCAGCCTTAACACCTGTTACCAATCCAGATGTATTGACTGTGGCTGTAGCCACATCAGCGCTCTCGTAAATAGCAGCAGCAATGACTGCATCCTTATCGGCCGCATCCGAAGGTACTGCACTGACTGTTAATTGTTTAGTACCTGATACGGCTACCGAGACGCTACTTGGAGTTACCGTAATATCAGTTGCCCGTTCGTCGTCTTGACCAGCCGCGTCACTGAATTCACCTTCAGTTTCACCAGGACGTTCAAAGTTGTAAAGTTGGTTCAATGCAGCAATTTGCTCGTCGCTCAACGGGAATGTAGCGTCAGTGCCATCAGCATTCTTGTCAGCAAGCTTTCCGATGATATTCAAAGTAAAGTCCATTTCGCTGAAAGAATCTTCATCGGAAATATCGTTACTGTCAACAACTCCATAACCGAACATTGCTGGATATGCCTTGTGGTCACCCTCGACAATTGCAAGCCGTGGATCAACTTCAACACGCCATACTTTGACTTGCCGTCCATGGTGCTTAGCATCGTTGATAATACCACCAGTCTTATCACCTGGTACCTTGTAAATCGTGATTTCAATAGAGTCTTCGTTCGTTGACGCAGCGATAACTCTGCCCATCTTAGTTTGTTCATCTAGTGAATCACCCTCAATAGACGTATCACCAGACGTTTGGTGAGCCGGTAATACTGCGGGGCTTCCAATTGGTGCTACCTTAGGGTCAGTTGATTGGATAAAGTACCAAACGTCTTTACCACGAACAGGTGTGTCTTTAACATACGTAATACCGTTATTAATTGTTTTATCTGCCATGTTTGCAGCTCCTTATTTTTAAATTGTGATTTTAACTAAGAACATTGCACGACTTAGGTCCCGCCCAGTACTGGTGTCTTTAGTTATCTGTGTTGTAAGCGAGTCCCATTGGACAACGCGTGATAGTGCGTTTTTTACTTTTGCAATATCTGATTCCACCGCAACCGGCGAGGTCCCCCCCTCGGCGTAGTAATCAATCTGCTGTTCTACTTGATTGAGCGTATCGGTCTTGCTTGAAACGTCTAAATCAGTGTGAACATTAATGTGTACAAGTGGTAGTTCATCATCAGGCTGTGGCTGTCTAAAAAACACTCTGAATCCATTTGCTTGTAATGCCGACCGCAACCTTTTGTAGTACTCCGTCAATTCCATTAGAAAACCACCTTATTCAGCTCATCATTAACCGCTTGATAGAAGAACGGCGTTGCCGCAATGGCCCCAGGCCGCATGAATGGCTGTGCACTCATCTTATAAGTGCCATATTCGTTATAGCTTGAATAGTCAGCACGAGAAGTATAGGTCCCCATAACGCTGTTTTTGTTCTTTTTAACAGGATCAGCAATGATGTTATTACGCATATAACCTGTATCAACCCGTGCTAATCGTTTAGAACGATCGGACGCTTCTGACAAAGTCTTCTTCATAGCAATTGCAACATGGTCTGGGGCTTTGGCTCCCGCAACGTTAAACGCCTTGTATAAGTCGTCTAATCCTTTAAATGAAACGTTGAAATCACTGTTAGCCAAATGTCAGCACCCTCACTTTCCTACCACGAATAGCAGTTATTACACGACGCTCGACATTCTCATAAACTACACGATCAGGAATATCAACTTGATTCTTTAAATGAACTTCAAAAACCACCGTCTTAAGCAATCCATAGGTAGCTAATTTGTTAGCATCCGTTACAGGGACAATCGTCGCCGGTAGAGTAACTTTACGTTTCGATACTTCACCAGTTAAGTCATCTTCCGGTCCATCTAAATATATGAGTTGAATACGATCGTTGTATCTCATACAAATCGGAACCCCCCACGGCGCCGGCGAAAACTCTCACGGTAAATATCGAGATCACTAGCCCATTCGCTTAAGTCAATCTTTAACCAGGTATTGCTGACCTCTCCTTCAGTTGAAGCAGCCTTGCCCTCATCACCAATCGCGTTGTACATCCGCACAACAATTTCTTTGATGATGTAGTCCACGTTGTCGGGTAATGCTTTATTAACAACGCCATCCTGATTGATGTACGCCAACACACGGGCTTTAGCATCACTAATTAATTCATTTAGTAAATCGTCCTGAAGTTCGTCTTTAATTCCGACCCGTAATTTGACTGCATTCAAAATATCCATCTATTTCACTTCCTAAGCCAAAATAAAAAGCGCTACAAATTGCAACGCTTTTTAATTCATTATTCACTTGCTGTAACGGTTACAGCAATATCAGTAGTAAACTCACCAGAAGTTGCCGTGACAGTTGCTGTTCCTTCTGCAACCGCTGTGATTGTGCCGTCAGCTGCAACAGTTGCTTTACTGTCATCACTGGACTTCCAAGTAACTGCTGCAATTACTGCTGCACTATCGTCAGCGCCAGCTGGTTCGGTCGTTATTGTAATTTTGCGGGTATCGCCTACTTTAATACTAGCGGTCTTTTGTGATGGTACAAGGCCGGTCGCATTATTCGGCGCTACGCTTTTGGGGTTGCACTGAAGATAGCGGCCTTGTTGTCATCTAAGATAAAGCTACCGGCTTTACCAGCACCTTGCAAGGCAACGCCGTCAAAATCTTCACTTTCGATTGTCCGAGTAGTTACAATACCAGTAAAGGCGCGACCAATGTTGTCAGGCGTGAAGATGATTGCCTTTTTCTGCATGTACTTTTCAGGTACCTTAGTAACGATGATATCGCGGAAACGAACAATACCGTTTTCATCAATGTTAACTGCGGAACCCTTTTGAGAGGTTACAAGGTTGTGGTCGATGATGGCGTTGTAAACGTCAGCCGTCACATAAGCGCGAATAGGAACGACAACTTCTAAGTTGGTGTACTTAGCGCTGGCGGTTTCGAACATCGTGTTAACGTCATCTACGGCACCTAAGTCAGTAGAAGCGTCAGCGAGTTTCTTACCCAATGCGTTGTTGAACATGCGAACCTTGGCTTGTGCTTGTAAGTCTAAGCGGTCAGCTACGGCGGCGTTGAGGTCGTTGTTAACCGTGAACCGGTCTAGGCCTTCATGGATAGCCCACGTGAATTCGTATGGAACGTCGGTATCAGTGTAAATGATTTCCGTGCGTTCGCCGAACCGAGTGCTGTTAGCTGTGCCGGTACCGAATGCGGTGTTTTCGTCTTTTGAATATTCACCGACAACAACTGGAACGTTGTTCGTCTTTACAGAGAACGCGGTTGCGTTGTTTTGAACGCCATCAAGTGCTTGTAATTGGCCAAACGTTGGGCCGAATACTGCTTGCACCCCGAAAACCGTTTGCATTAATTGAGCAAATTGCTTTGTATAAGTACGAGCAGCTAAATTATTGTTATTTGTAGTCATACATAAAACTCCTTTTAATTATTGTTGTGGTTTCTGATACTTCGCCATAACGGCATCGAACGCATCATTAGAACTAGAAAGGTTAGAACTTGAATTTGACGGCTTAGTGCCAGTAGCTAGCTTTTCGACTTTCTCGTTAACCTGTGTATCAAGGCTACCTTTCAGCGCCGTTACTGCATTCTTAATAGCTTCCGCATCTCCTAAACCAATAAGCGTGTCACTCATATCAGCAGGTAAGCCATTATCTTGCAGTAATGCTTTAGTAGCTGCCTTTAATTCGCTTTGTTTTAGTGCAGCTTCACGTTTCTCAATTTCTTCAACGCGAGCTTGCATTTCAGCATCTGCCTTTTCAGCTGCTGACATTTTAGCAAGCTTAGCACCCTCATTTTTAGCGTCTTCCAATGCTTGTTTCTTATCCGCTTCCCATTTAGCCTTGGCTGTTTCAACAGCCTTAGCGGCACGTTTATCGGCCTCTGAGTCAAGCTTTGACTGTAGTTCCTTTTGAGTAAGAGTCACTGGCTCATCCTCTTTGGGATCTTCGGGATCAGGGTCAGGATTAGGATCGGCAAAAAATTGTAAATTCATTGGTAATTTTTTAAGTTCAATCATTGTATTGGTTCCTCCTTAGCCCAAAACAAAAAGACATGCTATAAGAACCCAGCCACACATTTGCCCGACTACATTCACACGTCTATTACTTCACGCTATTTATTTGTAAGTAGTTTTATGACTTGCTCGGGTCACAAATGAAATCAATATTCTAAATCTTATTCATCAACACCAACCCACGAGCACAGACAATTAGGATGCCGGGGAATCATACCATCTGCTTCACGATAGCCAAATACACGGCCATCAAGTGGCGCGCAAATACGACAAGCACCAGTGTTAGCAACCCACCTTAACTTGCTGTATCCGGCTTCCTTAGAGGCTCTGATGGACTCCTCCGCCATGATGCGTGCACTCTCAGTTCGCAATAATCGGCGTGCTTGGTAATCTAGCACGTTGTATCGCTTACGAATCTCTGCAACAGCATCAACAGGGTTGGTATGAGTCAGCAAGGCTTGCTTCATGATGCGACTAACATCATATTGCAGCTCATCCATGTTTGCCCAAATACGATCTGACCAATTAACATCAGCAATTACACCATCAACCAAAGCTTGTATGTCACCTTTTGACGCCTTAGGGTACAAAGATTTAATCTTATTTACCGTTGACTTAGCGACTTTTTTAAAATAAGCATTCAACTGCTTGTTTAATTCAATGCCCGTCTTGGTTGCATATACTAGTGCAGCATAAGCGATAAGCTCAGAATTGGTGGCAATTTGACGCTGCCTAATGTCTGACTCCATCGCCACAGATTGAATCTCATTTAGCAGTTCTTGGTCTGGCAATTGGTTATCAGTTGCATGACTGTATTGTGGATATTTGGCAATAAATTTGTACCACCAATCAAGTAATCCTCGCATGTCACCATTGACCGCTGACTTAATTGCTCGTTCGTTGGTTTTCTGGTTCGCCTTGCTGTCCGCGAACTTCCTCATCGCCGTCACCATTACCGCTTGTTCCATTAGTTAGCACCCCATTCTTAGTGGCATAACCACCCATTCGTTGACGTTGTTTATCCATCATATCGATAATTTCGTCAGCATCAGATACGTTAGGCAGGTACTGATAGAGATATTCTTGCGGTAACTGCGCCCCCGCCTGAACCAATGACGTGATGATTGCAATATCATCAGTTGGCATATTGTCTTTAAAGATAAAGTTGATCTTATTCGCATCAACGTCCCACTCACCAGACACTGCTTTCTCAATAGTGGAAACAGTATTATAGCGAGCAGTTAACCCACGTTCAAACTGTTTGCGCTTCGTACTTGCTAACTCAACCGTACCAAGAATTTTATACTTCATCGCTACTCCTGAAGCATTACTTGCAAAGTTCTCATCTGTCAGGTCCGGCGTATGACTGAACTTGTGGATGTCTGATGCTAGCCGTTTCTTATATACCTCGGTCCCTGTGCTATCGTATTCTTTGTGAATGTACTTCGCGTCGGCTGAGGTCTGCTTACCAGTTGAATCAATCCCCGACTTAATCAATAACATGTTCGCTTGTCGCATGCTTTCCAGCTGTTCTAGTCGGTCTTGAGCTAATTTCTTCATAGACTCTTCGTCATTCGGGTCTATTGATTGTAACAACAGTGAGTCATCAAATAACGTATCGATATTACCTTCAATAACAAGTAACGCCTCGTTAAAGTCGGTCATATAATTAGCAGTATCAGATTGCGCTGCGTCATAAAGGTCAATCAACGTTAAGACGTTTTCATAGTCCCCTTGACGGAAAGCATTATTCTTGTATTCGATAACAGGGAATGCAACCTGTACTTGTTCATCCGCTTGTTCCGGCGCTGTGACAGAGCCAGCGACATCGACAGGTTTATAAGTAACATGCTTTTCCTTAGTCCATGTTTCAGGAACATATTTAATCACAGGCGCACCAGTTGCCGAAATATCCTGTACTTCATGATACCGAACGGCCATAACCGGCTGTGGGTCTACCGAAGTATCATAAATAACAAACGTCTCTCTTGGGTCAAGCTTGACACTGTGATCAATACCATCTTTCCCGTGATAAATGTATTCATATGCTCGACCAAACGTTGACATGTCCAGGAACAAATCATAATTCAAGGTATTAATATCATTCACTTGATTAAATTTATCTAGGCTGTCTGATGACACGCCACTGAGGTTGATTGCATTCCCAACGCTATAAGATGTTTGAAAATCAGCGATGTATTTAGCAAATGAATGCACCGCTCGATGGTCAGCTTTACCTTTCTCGTTGCGTCGGGTATCAGGTTCAAGAATGTCGTCATTGTGTCCCTGATAGTAATCTAATAACCGTTGTAAACGTGGTCGTTGATAACTATAATGATGTCTAATAAACTCTGAAATCCGTGTAGGCGTCAACTTTTCAAGATCTTCTTGATATACCATGATTGCCTGTTTGAAATTTTCCATGTTATCCGAATCCAATATATTTCACCTCACAATCCTAATTGTTTTAATTCAGCCACACGGTCACGATAACTCATGTATTGGCCATTCTTCACGAACATAAATTTCTGCATAGCGTATCTGAGTGCGTCAATCGCATGGTTATTTGCATCAACAGGCGTATTCAGCCAGTTTCCTTGCTTATCACGATCATATACATATAGATTCATTTCCTCGAGTAGTCCTTTGCATCTAGGGCTTATGACATAACGGTAAGACTGCATGTATTGAATCCCTTGAACAACACTATCTTTACCTTTACCGCTAGGTTGAATTCCCGGAACGCCATGCACCCGTGTAAGTTCAGCAATCAAGTTAGCACCAGCACTATCTGCCGTAATTGGCAACCCGTACGCCTTATGCTGAATAAGCTGTTGTGCAATCTGGCCAGTGAGCAAGCCGTGTTTATAAAATTCATCGTACACATAAATCACATAGTTGATTTGGTCCACTGCAATAAATATTCCAGCGGTTGGATCGTTCTTAAACCCAAAGTCTAAGCCGACTGATTTAGGTAAACGACTAATACTTTGCATATCAAAATCACGCGTTTCAAACAGCCCATCAAATACCAAGCCTTCAGCGACTCCCCAATCACCTAGAACAGCCACCCGTGCACGATTTGGGTTTCGTGTTAACATTTCTTCTAAGGCTGCTACATAATCATCATTCAAATGATCATTGTCATGATATGTCGTTGTTGTTGCATACACACCTGATCGTGCTGTGTCTTTATCAAAGAACTCTGGCTTGAGCCAATGCCGTTCAGACCAAGGGTTAAAGGTAATGAGCGTTTGATAAAAGCCACCTTCCGGCAACTCACCACGCATGGACTCTTCAACCGTGTTAAAAGCATCAAGTGTCTTTAACTCATAGGCTTCTTCGTACCAAGCACGACATAATTGGCCGATAGTAGGCGTTATTGATGTAATCTTTAATGGGCTATCCATCCCTCTAAAGTAGATCTTTTGGCCCGTCAGCTTGTAAGTCACTTCCAGTGGGCTTTGAGTCCATTTGAACATGTCATATACACCCAGCACTGCAGCAACCTTTTTTAGTGTTGCAAACGTGCTATCTTTCTGTGTATAAGCATATTGTCTTAGTACGATCCAGTTTACGTACGGATATACCATCATATCGACTAAAACTTTTACTGCCGCAGCATACGATTTACCAGAACCACGAGACCCCTTATAAACAAGGTAGCGCATACGGCTGGTAAACAACGGATAGTAAGCTGAACTAACAAGCTGATTGATATCCAAATTAATCATCGCCATGTGCTTCATCGCTCCCTGGTGGGTAAGTTATATTAACCCGCACTTCATTTACTTCATCAGATACCACTTTGGCCTTAGCCTCCGCAATATCCGCGTCAGCTTTAAGCTTGCGAATCTGTTGTTCAACAAGCTTATTGTTATCCGGATAACGCTTCAGTATTTCCTTAGTAGCGCTTATCCGTGTTTTCAAGTCAGCTTCTTTGTGTTTCTCATACACGCCGTCAGCAGTGCCAATATAAACCGTTTCTTTAGTTTCCCCTCTAGCGATACTAGTAAGCAACTCAACGGCTTCTGTGGCGTCCATAATGCGCTGGGAAGCTATCTCGGCCATTCGCTCAGCAATGTAAGATTTAATTCCAACATTTTCCAACAATTTGCTAGACTGTGCCTTTGCATAATTGCGCGAATAACCAGCTTCAATAGCAGCTTGATAAGCATTTCCAGACTTGATATACTCATCGGCAAACTTCTGCTGTTTTGGCGTTAACTTTCGTTTCATTACATACCACCACACCTCCGTTTTTAAACCAGTCGAAATCGACGGGTTTAGAATTAATCTGGCTAATCTAGTAAGTCGTAAGTTTGCTTAAAAATATCAGGCTTACATGGGTAAAGCTCACCGCGAACACCTTTGATGATATAATCACCCACGTTGGCATGCATTTTGCCTTCCAAAGTGTTGATATTCCATCCATCCCTAGCCTCATTCATTACACGATCAGCCATTGCATTAAAAATCCAAGCTGGGACTTTATCATCTATGCCTAGGTCAGTTACTTGCCAATACTCAATAACTACTGGTTTCTTTTGCGCTCGCATGCTGCACCTCCTAATTATTGCCTTTATACATGGCCGTTAAAATATTAGTAGCAATAATGTGTGCTTGAGAAACATCATTACCCTTAGTAATAGCTTCATTAAAGCAAATCATATAGGTGTCTGTCATAATCTTATTTGCTTGAATACTCTCTTCATCCATAACTAAGCCTTTCATCGCCATCATAGTATATTTCATAAGCTCTTCATTTTCTTGCATGCTAATTCCCACCTTTTTTCTTTTCCAAATTAAATCCAATGTGCTGTGAACCCTTATGTGCCGGGCCAGCTTTATTTTCCAAACTAAAAGCGCCATGCTTATTAGCACGACGCTTATCCTTGCACCACTTATCTAGCCGGGCATCAGCCTGCACCCATTCTGGCGGCTCGTACCCGTATTTGCTGTGAACTGGTCTTGACATGACACCACTCCCGAATTTATGTAAAATAAAAACGCCATAATTTAATATGACGTTAAAATCTTAATCTCCTGATTTTGCACGCTTCCACTCATCCTTGAAATATGCTTGTCCGTCTTCAACTGCTTGATTCATCATTTCTGAAATATACTTGTCCACCACAGTTAAATATGACGTACTTGATACTCTAGGATCAATCTTTCCGTTTTTCAGTCCATGGTCGTAATATTCACTAATATAGTGCAATTCCCCAAATAACAACTCAATTTTATTAAGAAGTTTTTCATTGGACTTTGTGGGAACGTACAATTTTATTAAATAATAGTCTTTTTTTATGTTGCTCATTATTTCTGTTAATTCTGAATTCAAAGATGGTTCATTATCAACCGCAAAACGATTATACAAATACATATAATTCGATATCTCTTCTATAAAGCGTGCAACTATAGGTCTAACTTCTGCCATCCATTTAATACGACTCTGAGATACCAGGTCTGCTTTAAATTGCCGGCGTCGATCCCAAGCGTTAAGAGTTAATGTTGCTATTGCAAGAATCGAAGTAATACCAATCCAGTTAAACTTTCCATAATGATCAATAAAAAAAATATTAAACACTTTATTTTGCCATATACTAACAAGAATCATTTCATTAAAATTGCAAATCATTCTCAGCCCCTCAAAAATCCCCCATGGATTAAATGTTAATAACCATCCAAGGATAGCCAGTACAATTGTCGCCCCAATAATTTTATCCAAATGATTTTCTATATATTTTATCATGTTTCCTCCAAATTACTCTCACTATACAAAAACTCCCGCTAAAAAGCGAGAGCAGTTTGAAAAATTTTAGTTTGAGCAATCAAAGAAATTCGTGAGTATCTAGGCTGCTAAACTAATAGACAATGCCGGCGGCAGAGAGGAGCGCATCACCCCTTATAAATCCGCCGGCTACACAGATAGCTGGATTTGAACCAACATAGACGGTTTTGGAGACCGCCATCTTGCCAATTAGATCATATCTGCTTAATAGACGGGCCATCATATCAACTTAATCAAGGAGGCAACACAAACTGTACATCTGTGCCCGTCTAACGAAGCCTGCTGGACTCGAACCAGCGACAACCTGATTAACAGTCAGGCGCTCTACCAACTGAGCTAAGGCCACAATAATAATCAATTAGAGCTATCAGAAAAACGTTTATTTGTCGCCCTAACCAATTATCGATAATACTAATTTACCACCAAATTATTGCTATGAAGTCCGGTTTGAGTTCGGAAAAAGTTCGGTTAAAGTCCGGTTTGAGTTCGGTTTTGATAAATATTCAGGTCTTCTAGGTAATAGCTCTGTGCGAACTGCAGCATTGCCAATGGCTTCCAGCGGTCAAAATACTGAGTCTTGCTGTAGCCAATGTCCATGTAGCACATCGTGTCACTGTAACCTTGCAAATATAGCCGATCTAATATCTCCTGGCACTCATGATCACAGCGAGCCATGGCCTGAATAGTCTGTCGGACAATCTGTTCGGCATATAGGCGGCGTGTAATCCGATCCTCGGCCGAATTACCAGCTGGGGCCGACTTAGGCATGCCATCCATGCTAGGCGATTTAAGATCAGCGACCGAATGGCCGGACGCCCGAACTGCTTGCGGTAACTTCTTATCCAGGAACCGCCGCACCTGTTTAATTGTTTTCTCCTGGTCAATTGGTGGAAAAATTTCATCTGAAATAACTTGCTGTTCGCCCATCATGCGTCCCTCCGCTTTCGTATGCTATAATTAATTTATTCGGAATTAGTTGTAGTGGCGTCAGCGGTGGCGGCGCTTTTTTTGTAAAATTTTTGTTTTTAATGTAAACTTACCTTGTAAGCGCTATATACGCTTTCCCCCAGCCCTGCACTCTCCCTAATCAGTGTAGGGTTTTAATTATCCAGTAACCTTGCAATACTTTGGTAATCGTAGTAGGATTTGACTATTCCAATTAAGTAAACATAGTCAGCGATGGCTGCGTTTTTATATGTTATACTGGCAACGGTCATACGAGTGGTCCTACTGACTAGCCGCCTTAATCGGTGGCTTTTTCCTATTGCCATTAATTTCCAATAGCATTAGAATTTAATGGCACGCATGTGCAAGCCAATGCTCACTACAGTTGTGAATAGTAGTGAGCTTTTTTGTTCACCCATGACGTTGTATAACCCATGTCAGCAAGAGCGCAATAACTACATAAACAATGATGACTCCTAGCACAATTGAACCAATCCAACTAACTAACTGCCACGGGGTTGCATTCCATATAGCTTCAAATATCTGTTTCATTCGTCTTCCTCCCATTAATCCGACACAACCAGTGCTGAACATAAATAAAGCGTTTCGTCGTCCGGTTCTTGACGGCGTACCGTCTCAACTGACATGCCAGCGTAGTTACATTCGACCGGCATATCTTCAGGCAGCTTCTTAAGCTCGTTAATCAAGTCGCCGACAGTGTCACCGCCTTCCCAGTTTTCGTCTGCCAATGGGCCTTCAATGATAATTTGTTTAGCCCATGAGGGTAGGCTCCACTCAACCAGTTCCTTAACCCGTTCAATGTCAATTGGATAGTTACTTTTAACAGCAACGTCTTCCATCTTAGCTTCGTATTTCATTTTTCTTCCTCCACTGTGTAACCGTCTAGCCACGCACGGGCAAAGACGTCCGAATTATGCTCGATCCAATGTTCCACATCCTGAGATGTGGCAAAAAGCTCGTAGAGTGCAGAATGGAAGGCTTGATTGATTGGATTCTTGCAGTCCTTCATGTAGTCAGCTACCGCTTTTGGAATTACCGGCAGCTCGCCATACTGTTGCTCATATAAAGCATTCGGGATAATCCAGTGCGAACCATCCGCACCGGTCGCAATCCAGTCGCCCCATTCAAGATAGCCGCTACATAGCATGCTATGACCTACTTCATCGTGAGGGTGCCACATTCCACCACTTAGAGAATAGATTTCGTACTTATCAAGTAATCCGGTTCCCAATTCATCAATTCTCTCAACGCAAACTGGTCGTTTCAAATAAACTTTATTCATTTGTCCGCCTCCAATAGTTCCGGGTTTTCGTGCACGTTGCCATCTCCTTGACTAGTTTCATTCCAAAATACTTTGCTTATGGTACGGAACAGTCATAATTGACGTATTCTGACCCTTTTCTCTGAAATGTTCCGCGTCTTTTCGTGCGTCTTGCCTGTTGGAATAGACAGCTGCCACATCACTATTAATCATCAATATATAAGCCATTTTCAATTCCTCCCCGAACGCTTCAAACGCCCGCTTGCGTTCCTCGTTAGTTGGTTGCTTGACGATTATCATGGTAGCTCCATTCTCTCAGCAATTGCTTTAATAACGGGCACCGTCACACTATTACCAGCCTGCTTGTATAATTGGCTGTCACTTAATCCAGCTTCTCGCGCTCGAGTAAATGCCCAATCTGGGAAGCCTTGTAGGCGCCAACATTCAAGCGGCGTTAATTTTCTTATCCTTAGACCAGCGATAATGTTGGTCTGCACAAAATTATTATCTTTAAAAGAACCTGCAGTAACCGTTGGCGAAATTGTTCTAACGCCACCTTTGTTATAACCGTGTGGGTTAGCTATTATCTTTGGCTCTCTTCCTCCACCTTGCATCGTACTTAATGTTGGTGAAATACCGCTAGGATCATAAACCCGTCCCGGTTGTGGATTACCACCAAAATATTTGGTATTCATAAGATTGCCCGCCTGCTTCACTTTCGGCGGTTCACTTTCAGCAACGTACGATCCTGATCCCTGCGCTTCCCCGTAACGGGTGGTAAGGGTATTTGTTGCGTCTGCCCGGCGATTAACTTCTCGGTCGTCTTGAACGATAGGAAATACTTGCTGGGTACGTCGTCCTCTAAGATGTCCGACAATGAAGATACGTTCCCGGTGCTGAGGGACGACTTCGGCTGAGTCAAGAACATCCCATTCGACATCGTACCCGATTTCGTCCAATTCAATTTGAAGTTTGAGAAAGTCAAACCCTCGGTTAATACTAAGTAAGTTTTTAACGTTCTCAATGAGTAAGTAGCTGGGTCTATCTTCTTCTTCGAGGTCTCTAATAAGCCCTGTAACTGTAAAAAACAAAGAACTACGTTTTCCGGCAGTGAACCCTTTCTGTTTCCCGGCAACTGAGATATCTTGGCACGGGAACCCGAAGCACCAGCAGTCTGCTCTGGGTAACTCACTAGCTCTAACTGTTCGTATGTCACTTGCATTCCAAATCCTTTCTACATCATGAATAGCCTGGTAGCTTTGCCTAGCAAACTTGTCCCATTCAATCCAGCCAACGCATGTATGACCAGCTTGTTCCATGCCCAAATGGAAGCCACCAATACCCGCAAACATATCAATAAACTTCATCTAGTTAGCTCCTTTCATAAATACCAGCCAATGGGTTTTGCCGCGTTTATCGCCAAACAATGGTTGATACCCGATTGCATCTAACAGCTCGCTTAACTTAATCTGTTCTTCATTCCATTTGAAAATTAGTGTTCCATGTGGCTTTAAAACTCGCATACATTCGGTAAAGCCCTGACGCAGATCAAAGGGCCAAGTTTCGTCTAACGTTCCATACTTTTTGACCAGCCATGATGATTCACCCGCATACCGTAAATGAGGCGGGTCAAACACGACCATGTAGAACGTATTATCGTCAAATGGCATGTTACGAAAATCCGCTACAATATCCGGTTTAATCTCAATTACTCGATCATGGCTAGAATTGTTATCAGTAGCCGTAACCGTTTCATTCCGCTTATCCATATATGTTACGTTTGAGTTATGCTTATCGAACCAAAACATACGGCTACCGCAGGAAGCATCTAGGATATATTTCATCATTCGCCCTTCATTGATTCTGCCATCGCCATAACCAGCGGGTAGTCTTCCCACGCTACTTCCGACTCATCTGCGTAGCCCATAGCCTCACAGGCCGCTTGTATGGCCCATGCTGGTATTTCTTTATTCATATTTACTCCCCCTTATCATTCGGGCCAACGTCATACCAGCCCTTAGCGCACATCAATTTCCAGCGATAATCATCACTCTTGATCACATGGTTTAAGTGCTCGCAACGCTTGAATGCATCGCCATACCGCTTATAAATCTTTGGGTAGTTTTTCATGATTTCGCCTTGAAAGGTCAAAACGACCATGTAGGCCACTACCGCTTCCTTACCCAATACCATTGATAAACTTGTCATCCTTGTTCAATCTCCTTAACCTCAATCTCAATCCTCGGCTGCCGGCCATAACGTTTACTAGCGACAATATCTGTTATCAGTGCGTCATCTTGCCAGTAAATGCCGTGTAATGCGTCAAGAAACGACTTGATATAATTGTCCAAGTCTGGCTTAACGACTGGTAAGTGTTTGCCATCAATTCGGCGCTGCTTTTCGACCTTAGACAAGCTTTGCTGTACCGGTCGAAAAAATACCAAGGTAACTGCCAAACTGCCTGACAACGGCTGATGTCGATACGTGAGCATAGCTTCCTCAGCGACAGCCTGTTTGAATTGCTTGACTGCTTTAGGATCATACAGCCGAATCGACCGACCATAGTGCGTGGCTCGCGGTCGTTGTTGCTGAACTGGCGTCAGCATAAAAGTATGCTTAATCATGTTTATTTTTCAGCCCCGGTACCCAACTAATGTAATAGCCATTAACGACCCCGTTAGACATACTAGCCTGTCTAATCGAAAACTCTGGGGCGTCAATCTTCTCGCATAATCGTATCAGTGTTTGATAGGCGATCACTTCGTCAGGATTGTTATACTTCTCAGCACGCCAGTAACCGTTATTCAGTGGCAGGCTGTATTTGTGGACCAAATCCTTTACCCGCTGGTTAGTAAACCCCGTCTTTATGGCTAGGCTTCTAATTGTGTGACAGTCATCATGGTAAGCACGACGAATAGCCCTGATTTGCTCACGTTCCTCAGTCTGTGGATCTTGTTTCATACTGGCTAGGTAGGCCGCATCGTCCCATGGCTTAGCTGCTTCTTCTTCAATGACTACCGGAAACTGCCACTCACCATGTTGGTACTTTGCCAGTACCAAGCGATGTAGCTCTGGTTCATCGCCAGTAGCTAGCACCCTATGCTCCTCATCAAACGTCTTGATTGCATACATTAGACAGCACCCCCGCTAATTCCTTTTCATAGTGCTGGTGTACCGCCTGCGTACAATTAGGGCACGGCTGTACTACCCATACACCTTTCATAATTTCAACATGCACAATCCTGGTCTCGTCACACGTCTTACACATTGCGTACACCCTCCATTTCATCGAATGCAAGCTGGTGAGCTGGGTTCTTAGTCATCAGCCGGTCAATCGTTTTGCGGTCGTACATGGCTTCTAAATCCTTTTTACGGTTGTTGGTAGTAATAATTGTGGCGTGCCGTACCTCGTTGCTATCAAAGTTGGTCCGTGCGTTTGCGACTTGGTACATCATGGCTTGTAAATCACGGTGCACTGGCCGGTAATAGCCATTTTCGGTTGGCTGACCGCTCTCAGTTCCAAAGTCATCAAGGATCAGTAGGTCAACGGCCTTCATGTCCTTAGCAATGTAGGTCAGTCGCTCCCGAATGTCCGGCGCCTCGTATTTCTCGTTCACCAACCGGAGCAGTTCTGCTGTTGACACGAACATGGCTGTCTGACCTACATTCATAAGTTGGTCCATAATTGCCAACGCTAGTGAGGTTTTACCCGTTCCCCTATCTCCACTCATAACCACGTTAAATGGGCTGGTAGCTAACTCTTTAGTGAGCCTGAATGCTTGATTACCTAGCTTCCGGGCTCTAGCCTCATTTTTCTGCATGGTCACGTCCCAGTCGCTGAATTTAAAATGCAACGGACTACTACCTGACCAAACCGACATACGGTAGTAATGGCGCTGGTGCTGAATCCTTACTGCGTTTTCAGCCTTTTCTAGAGTCAGTTGGTCAAGCTCCTCCTTAGTTGGCAGCTTGTCGGGATCAATCCCTTTGGCGTGGATCACTTTAGAAAGCATGGCGGGGTTGAAGAAACTTTGAATCGATGGCATTGCTGGCTTTTTAGTTTTCAATCGAACCAGCCTCCCTGCTGTTGCTGTCGTGGTACGTCATTCAAGTAGCCTTCAAACTTAGAAGCTTGAAACAGCGTACTGGGTCTCAAATACTGATTCATTTTTAGGTCGTTCTCCCACTTCAAACTTTGATTAACAATCACGGTCTTCATTTCATCAAGTGTGAAGCCCTCTTTATGCCGAGCCATTATCAAACGTTTATTAGAATCAGTATTTCTAAAATGCTTTCCGGTTTGCTCGTTTAAGAAGCTGATAACTTCTTGCCAAGGAAACTGGTCGGCACTAGCCGTACTATTTGTAGTAATCTCTGTAGTAGTCTCTGGTAATCTATTGGTATTGGTTGGCCCATTTTGGGCTACTCCATTGGGACATTCTGGGCTGTTCGTTGGCCCATTTTGACCCAATGGTTGGCCCTCTAATTTTTCGTAGTTAATGCGGTACCATTTAGTCTTATCAAACCCGGCCTTGTTGTAGTTTCCAGAGATCAAAAACTCGTCTTTCTCAAGGCTTGTAATCGCCCGTTTTAAAGTCTTTATGCTCCAAAAAGGAAATTGTTTATGCCAACTCGTATAGCTGTTGTAAATCCACTTATACCCATCACGTTCGTTGTTTGAACGATTTAGCCAGTAATGGAACTGCTGTAAAACAATTGCTTCGTTTAGACCAACCTTAACGGCCAGCGACGGCAGCACCTGTAACGGTGGTTCGCTTATCAAAAGGTTTCCCATGTGATCACCTCTCCAATAAATCGTCAGCGCTAACCACGCTGTCTAAATCCTTTGTATAGCGGCAGTAGTCACAACGCTCACACCGTGTGGGCTTGGCTCCACCCTTAATAACCTCTTCAATATGGGGCAAGGATTCTAAGACCTGATTCATGGCGTTAGCCAATCGGTAACCCGGTAGATCAATTGCCTGCTTGTCTGGTGGATCCTGTTTGCTTACTGCCACAATGTACGGTTTGCACGTCACGCCAAATTGCTGCTTAATCAACTCTTGATAGACTGCCATCTGAAGTGGGTAGTTATACGCATATACAAACGGTTCTTTCTCACGAATTTCTGGATTCCAATACACCTTGTATATGTCAGCAGTCGTCTTGAGATCCACGAAGTAGCCTTGTTTCAAGTTAAGGCAATCAATCTTGCCCTTCCAGGGATACCCACCGATTTCACCAGTTACAATCACTTCTTTATCGCCTTGATAAAGAAGATTAAAATCATGGTCGTCAGATAAGGCTTCAATCATGGATTCAGCAATTTTGAAGTCCTTTTTGAGATAGCCTTTGCTTGGGCCCCGGCTTGAAATTGCCTCTGGATGTTCATCAACAAACTTGGCATGTGCTTTCTCGCTTTCGAAGTAGCTGTGAAGCCAATTTCCAACGACTAGCGCCTTTGAGTTCATTGCTGGCTCCCATTTACCCTGCAACTCGGCTAACGCTTCTGCTTCACATGCTAGAAACCGTTTAAACACCGTTGGTGACATGTAGGCTCGATCAGTCCAGTTCTCATAATAATTATTCGGCGTCAGCTTCCGATCCAACATCATTGAGGTTGTCGAAGAGGTTCTACTGGTCGGCTTCGTCTTTGACTGCTTCTTGATCATTGCCTGGCGCCTCCTTTACAGCCGTCCTAACGGGTTCTTTAGCTGGTTCGGCAGATTCTACCTTCTCGGCTTTATTCTCTGCTACGTCAGCCACCAATGACCTTTTAATCGGTGTTACGTCTTTCGGATTATCATTTTCGTACTCAGAACTCGTCGTGTCGTTAACTGCTTGCACAAACAAATCGTTATCGCTTGAGCTGTTAATGTAGAACTTCGCAGCTCGATTGATGACTGTACGTTTCGCCATCTCTTCCGGGAACTCGTTTTGAACCTTTTTTGTCTTAGCGTGACTCCAACTGGTGTCGATGTCTTTTTTTGTCATAACCGTATATGTCCGGTTCCCGTTGATGTCTTCGATCCATGCAAAGGCCCCAATAATTGGCTTGTCTAGGTTCTCAAAGTTTGGTTCAAACTCTTTAACCACAAGTGCGCCGCTGTCACCACCAATTTTGAATGTATCATCTTGGTGGACTACCTGTGCTTGAACATCTCGCACATTCGAGAGACGCTTCACAACTGATAACGCACCGAAATAAGATCGCTGCATAACTAGTTTGTTACCGTACGGAATGAAATAACATTGATTTTTAGCTGGGCTTAATCCTTGAATGACCATATTCAACAGCGCTTGTGCCACTGAATTTTGATCGCACTTATCAAGCAACGGTTGCCCTTTACTACTGTCACTCAGTATTAGATATGCGCTTTGTAAGGCGTTACCTGCTGAGTAACTAGCAGGTAACGCTAGCCCATTTTCCTCTTGCATCTCTACAATCCGATTGCTTATTGTGTTTACTAACTCATTGCTCATGCTTATTCCTCCTCCGATACCCAGTGATAGCCTAGGCGTGTCATCATCGTGTCAGTGCCACCGTATATACGACTGACTAACTCATCCCATAGGTGCATGGCGCCAAATACGTCACGTAAGCCGTCCCAGTTATATTCTTTGCCCGGGTCTGGATAAAGGATCTCAACATCCTCTGACTCTATCGTCATCATGCAATAGCCAATATGCTTTTCGGCTTGCATGTCAGCAATCCATTGTTCAAAGCTGTTGTTGTCAATGTAGTCTTGGAACAGTTGGGCTTTGACGTGTGAATTGCCATCCGTCAAATACTTGTCCTGGTCATCAATCCAATCTCGAGGATCGTTGTTTTTCTTCCAATACTCGTCCGGATACGCTTGACTAACTGGTTGTAGCGGCTCATCTGGCCCCATACGCTTCATACGATCCTGTTCTGAGTTGAGTGCGTCCAGCTGTTTTAATGGCATCATTTCGCCCACCTCCGTAGCAAACGTTGTTTTAAACTTTGTTTTGGAATATACTGAATACATAAATTATTTCCACAAGTTTCTAACTTAGCTGTGTAGGTGCTACCAACGCCTGCACGGCTTTTTTTGTATTTATGAATTGCGTTGCTTACCATGCTTCAAATCCTCCTCATCAACTCCGAATGCATTGCGCCGATTAAACCAAAGCGCTGAGATTAACCAAGTAACTGCTGGCATCCAAATATAATCTGGTATTCTCATCGTTATCGCTCCATTCTCTGCTTGCGTTTATTCTCTTCTGCTCGCCAACGGCTAACTTCCGCCCAATTATATTGGCGGGCCCCTAATGCAACATCAGACGGCAATGGGTAGTCTTCACGTCGCGCCAAGTTGCTTATTGTTGCGGGTGAAACATTCCATTCAGCGGCAAGTTCAACACCTTTGAGCCATTTTTTAGGCTGTCCGCCTGCCTGATACTTAGGATTCTTTTTAATGGAAACCACTTGCATCTTTTATCACTCCTATCCACCGGTACTATCATTTACCTCATCAATCACATGTTGCAGTTGCGACATCGTTATGCCTGCATATTCAGCCTGTTTTATTAATGCTGTAATCTCAGCGCTAATCTCCTCGACATACTCTCTTGGATAACGTTGAATGATTAAATTTTGCTCCGGAGTTCTAAATTTAGGCTCCGTTGTAATTGCAGCCTCAAATTCTGGTTCCAACTGCTCTCGTTGACTTTGCTCCGTTCGTTGCTTTACCAAGGCAGAAAACATGTCACCTTTAAGTTTTCGATCGCGTTGGAACGAAATTGTGCCGTAGTCCAAACTCGCAGCAGTATATTTCAAACGTAGATCATTAATTGCATTCGCTAACGTCCACCTAGTCTGTGGGTCAGTCTTCTTAAGCCCCGCTCTAATTCTTGATACAGTGCTTTCAGAATAATGTGCCTTATCAGCAATTTCTCTCTGCTTATGTCCGCCCATACGTTCGAAGGTTAACGTTAGCTCTTCTGCGAAGCGATTCCGCATTCTGTCACCTCCTGAATTTTTGCAAGTATCTTATGATTTCTTGCAAAGGCAAATCCCTATAATTTAAATAGAGATGTAATCCATTTGCCGAATCTTGAAACTGTTCTCGTTATTGATGTGCTGGAACATAATCCTCAGCTTCTCATCACTCATTGCTTCAAGTGAAACCCGGGGTGTCTCCGGGAAATAACGAAGTAGTGCGTTGATTAAAACATCTCTTGTTATTGGCTTCATTTTGGAATCTCCTTATTTACTCGTATTGTGTACTTTATCTTCAAAAAAATAAGTCCATTTAACACGTTTTTTTTTCGATATATCGTTCATTCTTACAGCCATTTTCTTAGCTCTACCAACACTTGGTGTTCTATGCCCTTGTTCGTAAGACGCTAAAGTTGTCTCTGGCATATCGAGAAATTCAGCAGCCTTTTTTTGCGTTAGTCCGTTGATGTCTCTCCACTCTTTTAACCAATGACGCATGTTAACACCTCCTAACTAAGTAATACGTTTCGCGTACCTTTGATGCTTACTAATATAATACAATACGCGTACTTAGTCAACACAAAAATACTCTAAACGAGTATTTTTTATATTTCTATACAAAATACGCATTATGCGTAGTAATCTTATAATTAATGAAGGAGGCCTATCAATGTTTGCTGAACGCCTTAAAAAATTACGAAAAAGAGAAGCTGGTCTAACGCAAGAGAGATTAGCAATGCAATTAGGCATGGCCAAAACAACACTGGCTTCCTATGAACAAGGAAAACGACAGCCCGATCTTGAAACACTTTCTAAAATTGCAGATCGTTTTTCCGTGACAACCGACTACTTGCTTGGAAAAAATGGCACGCCAAAATGGGCAACCAAGAAAGATACCATTGATCTGAAGGATTTTCTTGAAGCAAATGAGGGTTCGATGACCTATGGGGGTGAAGATCTTACTGAAGAAGAAAAACAACAAGTGCGTGTGGCAATGGCAACAATATTCTGGAAACGCCACAAGCATGATTAGGAGTTGTACTTATGGATAGAGTAAAAGATATTGTTAAAACTATTGTCAATCGGTATCACACAGCAGACCCGTTTGTAATTGCGGAAAAGCTTAACATACAAGTGGAATGGTGTGATTTTGGGGCAATGCCTCTGGGTAAAAATGCTTATGACAACCAAGAGCCTATCATACTACTCAATAATTCTATTAAACACACGCCTACACAGTATTTCATACTCGGTCATGAGCTAGGACACGTTATATTCCATGAGGGACTGATTGGATACTACACTTCCGTTAAACATGGACATTCTAAGTTTGAACGTGAAGCTGATGAATTTTCAGTTGGATTGATGGGAATGTTGTTTATTGAGGAGAATGGTCATATTCCCTATTCATACAGAGAACTGTCCTATCAATACGGGGTACCATTCGACAGAGATTAGTATAAATTAATTTGGAGGAATTATGACAGCGATTATTAATACAGTATTTTTAATTTCATTCATAGCTTTTCTGTATTTTATTGGACGGGGAACTTTAAAATTTTTAACAAATAAAGATACCAAGCATTCTTTTAAGTACGGACTATTATCACTGCTTGTATCTCTTGTGTTTATGGTAATTGGTATAATATTTGACCCTGCCATAAAAAGTTCTTCAGAGAGCAATAATTATAATTCGGTAAATAGCGACTCTACTACAAGCAAAAAATCACCAGACTCAACGTCTCAAAGCCATTCTTCTAAATCATCTAGTTCTAAAAAGTATGATTTCAGCAAAGTTAAGCTTGGCATGACTAAATCACAGGTCACTGCTATCATGGGAAAGCCTACAGACGAGAACTCAAGCACGCTTATGTACGGATCTGATGACTTAGATTTTCAAAATGATAAATTATTTGATGGTTCTCCTGATGAAGTTCATAAAGCCGCTATAAAAAAAGAAAAGACCGAAGCTAACGAATCTAGCAAGAAAAGAGTAAACGAAGGCCAACTCAAATCATTTGCTAAGGTTTTTGGGCAAAAAGACGTCGAAACTTTACAAAAATACGTTGGCTCTGCATATTCGTCTATAGAAACTTCACAGGGAATGGCTTATGGGTGGAAAACTGATTACGGTATGCTTTATAGATTAGATGATAGTAAAACTGGTATCACTCATGTATATAAAGATGGTCTTGGAGACTCCGGTACACAACTGTACGTCGGTCAGACCATCAAACAAAAGCAAAGTAGAAATTATTATTACTATAACTAGGAGGAAGATATGTCTATTATTCTCACATGGTTAATAATTATTATCGCTATTATGTACTGGATTTTAAATAAGTTCGTTAAATTCATGACAGCGGGACATCTAAAACTAAAGGATTTAATGCGTGCAGGACTTTGGTCAATGATTGGAATTTTCATCTGGAAAAGGCTACACCCAAATGAAGATATACCGGACCGCTTTAACTCAGAAATTAATAAGTATAAGGAACTTCTCGCACAGACACAGAAAAATCACGATAAGAATTAATATTGCTATAGACCAGATAGGAAGTCGATAAAAGCTAAAAAACTAGCTCATCTTTAGTCTCTTAGGTTATATCATACACAAATCACAAAAAAGATTAACTGTAAATAATTGGCCCATAGTTGGGCTTTCACGCGAGCGTAGTTCAACGGTAGAATAGTGCTTCTTTTCTTGTCAATTAGTAATCACATAAGCAGGTTCGACTCCTGCCGCTCGCATTTAAAACTTAATTGGACCTTTAGCTCAGTTGGTTAGAGCAGACGGCTCATAACCGTCCTGTCGTTGGTTCGAGTCCAACAAGGTCCATTCACGCGAGTGTAGTTTAGTGGTAAAACGACAGCCCTCCAAGCTGTAGTCGCGGGTTCGATTCCCGTCACTCGCTTATACCCCATCACGGGGTATATATTTTTATTTTTTATAGAACATAAGTTCGAATCAAGGAGGCTTATTATGGCAACCATTTCAAAATATCAGTTAAAGAATGGCAAAACGCGATATCAATACAATATTTACGCTGGAACTGACAAAGGTACCGGTCAGCGGAAGAAGATCCATCGTCGTGGGTTCACCTCTTACAAATCAGCCAGTGACGCTGCAAAATTAGTAGAAGCAGAAATAATTTCAAACAAACGAAACGTTACACCTCAAAAAGCTTGGAATTTGGGAGAATTTCTAGACTATTGGATAACTCATCTTAAGTTAAATGTAAAAGAAGGTACACGTATTGTTCATCGTGAAAACATTGAGACTTATATCAAGCCAAGAATTGGTAGCTATCCATTAACCGAGTACACTCTCGTAGAACATCAGCGCTTTATCAATGGTCTTTTCAGCGAAAAAGGAGTTGGAAGAAAAAAACAAGGCCTAAGCTGGGCTACCGTAAAATCAATAAATGGAACACTTTCTAACGCTCTAAAAAAAGCAACACAGCTCGGGTTTATTGAGTCTAATCCAACTATTGGAGTTGAGTTTTCCAGGAAATTCAAGCCTCAAAAAAGTGAACTTCGTTACTATACTCTTGATGAAGTTAATGTTTTTCTGGAAACAGCCAAACAAGAACAACAACCATCATGGTACCCCTTCTTCCTGCTAATGTTCGACTGTGGTTTACGACTTGGCGAAGATTTAGCATTGAGATGGTCTCGGGTGGATTTCAACAAACGCACTTTGGCAATAGACCAAAATAGACTCTACCGGGCTGAAGCTGACCAAAAAAGGCAGCTTAGAGAGTCCGGTGAAGTACTTGATAACTCTTACCTATCAATTACCCTGGACGACCCCAAAACAGAGCACAGCTCTCGTAATGTACCGTTAACTGCTCGTGCTTATACTGCATTACTAGAGCTGCGTAATAAGCAATCAGCATTGCAAAAAGTAGTTACAATTAACCCAAATCTGCAATCTGATCCCTCAAGCGATTTTGTATTTAGACGTTTCTATTTAACTGCTGGCAGTGTGGGTGAGCCTATATCTTCACGAGGGGCCGAAGGTGCCATGAAGCGCATTGCTAAAAATGCCGGTCTAAAACATCTTAATGTTCATGGATGCCGACACTCATTCGCAGTGCGCTTGCGTGAGGCTGGTGTTGACATGGAAAACATCAGAGACTTGATGGGCCATGTTGATTTGACCACTACTCGTATGTATGCAGAAGTTACTCCCAAGATAAAAGAAGATGCGATGTCAAAGCTGGAAGATTATTTGAATAGTAGCAATTAA